AGGGCCGTGGTGAGGTTGGCCGTCTCAGTGGTTGCGCCGTCCACTCCGGCCGTGCCGGCGCCGAGGCCGAGCGCGGCGCCGCTGGTGGCGACGGTGGTGGTGATGCCGCTGTCGATGACCGCCCGGCAGCGGATGACTCCGGTGGTGCCGTCGCCCTGGCTCGCTCCGAGCACCTTGGCCGTGATGGTGACCACGCCAGCCACAGGGGTCGCGGTGACGGGCAGCCACGTCCGTGCGTTGATGCCGGCGGCGATGCCGGCGGCGATGCTGGTGATCGTATCGGCCGTGGTGAATCCGTAGCTCACCTGCTCGCCGCACACCGTGACGGTGGTCACGCCGGTGCCCGAGGGAGCGCCGACGTAGGTGACCGTGCCGGCCGCGGCCACACTGCCGGCGCCGCTGCTCGGCAGGTAGGGGAGCGCCCAGACCTTCGCGCGTTTGTTGGCGAGCAGGAATCGACGGATCGCTCGGTGAAGCGGGCTGCCCGACCCGGCCCCTGTGATGGCCTCCTGTTCATTGCGGACCCGGTAGATGGTGCTCGCGGTCCAGCTGCCGGAGGCGGCCAGCTTGGGTGCGACGAAGATCACCTCACGGGCGGCGGCGGCGGCGGTTGCCGGCCCCTGAGCGAATAGAATCTCGGCGAACTCCCCGGGCACGCGGAACGTGCTCGGGACGCCGAGGATTGGAATGCTTGGCATTGATCATCCTGTGCTGTCGATCGTTCACGTTTGCGTCCCCTTGCTCTTGGTGGTGGTCGTCGTCGGCGCCGGCTTGGCCGGCTGCGGCTCCCACTGCCCATCAGTGTACACCACCGGAACGAACGGCACACCACATGCGTGCGCAGTCGCCTCGTCGGCCGGCCATAGGCTCCGGTCGCGGTGGGTGATCTTGATCAGCCGCTGGCCCGCGCCGCTGGCCGGGTCGTACTCGCTCGGCACCTCGGCTGCGACGAGCTGGCGGGTGGCGTGGTCGTAGACGCGACCGACGTAACGCAGGTGCTGGCCGACGCAGCGGACCGCTCCAGGCTCGGTGACGAGAAGGCCCTCGCGGGCAAAGAAACGAAGATTCATTGGTGTCCCCTCAGAACTGGGCGCCCCGCTTGATGAGCGCCTTGTGGAGCAGCACGCCCGCGAGCAGAAACGCCTGGTCGCGGGCGAACCGCAGGAAATGGTAGGGCTTGGTGCCGGGGTGGCGGACCTGGCGGATCACCATCCGCTTGCTCACGCGCAGCCAGAAAAACGACAGAGAGCGGCCCCGCTTGGCTCGGATGATGTGGGGGCGCGTGCCGTATTCGAGGTATGCGGCGTGCCTCGCGACGTTGGTGATCACCAGTCGCCGGGCGCCCCGCGTGCGCTGTACCCGCGTGCGCGTGCCGTCGCGGACGGCGTTGCTCCGGTGACGGAAGGTGGACTTCTCGACCACGGTCCACTCGGCGTGTCGACCCGCCTCCTCGAGCGCGGCCTCCACGTCGTTCTCCAGGCTGCGCATCAGCCAGCGATGGCGCTCGTGGATTGCTCTGATGTCGATGGGGCCGCTCATGTCAGCGGGTGGAGCGGGTCCACCACCACCTCCGTGCGCGCGTCAATGACCCCTGGCAGCACCTCCGATCCACTGCCCATTCCCAGGTGGATGCTGGCCCCCGCGAAGGCCGGCGCGTCATCGGTGTCCACCTCGTCGAGTTCGCTGGTTACGAGCGTCATGCTCAGCGCGTAGAACTCGTGGCCCTGGTCGACCTGGCCCCACGCGGCCGGCCCCTCGACCGACTCGGTGATTGCGATCGATGTGAAGCGCCCTGCGCCCGGGCCGAACTGGAGCGCGCCGCCAGCGTAGGCGGGGTGGCCGCGGCGGCGGATGATCAGCTGCACCAGCATGCGTACGCCGTTCATTACGCCCGCCAGGCGGCGGTATGCGGCGGCGTCGAGCGGTCCGAGCACGTAGTCGAGCCCCCACGTCTGGATGATCTGCTCGCGCGCGAGGCTCCATTCATTGTGTTCGGCCGTGGTGCGGTACAGAGCGAGCAGTGGGAAGGTGACCTCGCGCTGCCGCATGATGCCGGGGCGTGGGGGCTCGTAGAGGGTATCGGCGACAGGGAGCACGGCGGCGAGTTTGGTTCCAGCCGCGGCCACTGCCCACGCACTCCCCGCGGTGACGGCGCTGGCGCTGCCGGCGAGCTCGACGTTGATCGCGGTGGTGAGCATCGCGATCATTGCGTCGCGGCCGGGGTCGAGCGCGCTGAACAGTTGGCCGTCGGTGACGTCTGCCCCGACGACGGGGAGGTCGACGTCGCCGAATCGCTGGAGCAGCCCCGCCATGGGCTACGTGTCCGCCACGCGCTCGAGCGTGAGTTTGTAGTGATAGCCGTGATCCGTGCTATATTCGCGGCACGCGAAGTTGGCGCCGTTGGGGTAGTCGGGGCCGGTCAACACGAAATGGAACTGCGTCTGGCCGTTACCGACGACGGGCGCGAGCGCTGCAATCAGAGTGCCCCCGCCGGGGAAATCCGGGGTGATTGGGCCGACCTCGACGGTGCCGGTGTCGTGGGTGGTGCCGAGCAGCAGCTCCTCGCCGGAGACGCTGCGGACCTTTGGCGGGGCGCCGTTGGCCTCCGTGATGGCCGTAGTGGTCGTGGTGAGCGTGCCCTGCCCAGGCTCGTCGCCGGACCACGCGCGGGTCACGATGGCCACGGTGTAGGGTCGCACGCCGAGGTCGGCGGGGATGGCGCGCACCTCGTGGCAGATCGCGCGGAGGTCGTCGCGGAAGGTCATCTAGTACACCTCCACCGTCGCGCCGTAGCCGCCCGTGGTGGACTCCTTGATCCGCCACGCATTGGTCACGCCGAGTGCGCCTGCGAGTTCGTCACGCCAGTACATGCGCGCGTCGCGCAGCCGAGCGAGCACCGATCCAGCCGTGCCGTTGCCGGTGTCGAAGATGATCTCGTCGACCTGCTGGAGCCCTGCCGCCGAGACGGCCGTCGAGCCGAGTTTGCTGCTCACGATGTCGAGTTTGCGGAGGATGTCTCGTGCGATCGTCTCTCCGCTCTCCAGCCCCACAGGGTAGGTTCCCGCGTGCGCCTTGGTCAGCAGCACCGTGATTGTCGCGCCCGCGATGGCCTGCACCGTTGCGATCTCCTGTCGCTGGTCCACGTCGATGACCACGCGGTCTCCGGCCACGATGCTGCCGAGCGAGCCGAGCGTGAGCGTCGCGGGCGTCGGCGTCGTCGCTGCCACGACTGCCGTGGTGCTGGTGGTGGCCGTCGCGGTGCGGACGTACTGCTGGATCACCTGCTCGAAGAGCGCGACTACGCTGATGTACGGCTCGGCACCCGAGTCCAGTGTGTTGTACCCCAGCTCATAGCGGATGCGCGTGATCTCAGAGTCGGTGAACGCCATTGGTCAATTATAGCCTCGAAGGTCGCCGCTCGTGAGCCGCTGCGATGGCTTTGCGAGAAAGAGGGGGCTGGCGTGTGTCCAGCGCACCAGCCCCCCAATGGGCGAGGAACACGATGCAGTGTGGAGGCGGGGAGGAGATCAGACGAGGTCGTCCAGCTGGTAGTTGTATCCGATGTTTCCGACGTCGGCAGCGAGGCCATTGGTCACCCCGACCTCGATGGCGACACGCGCGTAGCGGAAGGCATAGACGGCATCGGGCGCGGTGAGCACCCGCGTGACCGGCGCGTCCGCGCCAGCCGTGCCCGTGGCCCACAGCACGTTGGCGGGGCTGTTGGGCTGGTACACGTCGACCCACGTAGAGCTGTCCGCGGACACCTGCCACTTGGGCGTGAGCGTGATGGTGTTTGTCTCGGCGTCCACGACGACGAGCGCCGAGAGGGTGCCGAGCCGGACGCGGTTGACCAAGAGCGTGGGGCCGGGTCCAGACAGCCCGACGTTGACTCCGTTGAGGCCGACAGCCGTGCTCTGGCTGTTGTAGAGGACCCTGTCGTTGAATGCCATGTTGTGCTCCTTTCCTCGCCAATCAGTCGGTGGTCATGCGCCGGACGAACCGCTGGTCGAGCAGGCCGAACGCGGCGTAGAGCAGCCAGACGACCAGGGCCGTCTCGCCGTAGTTGTCCTGGCTGTTGTACGCGGTCCGGGGCATGTCGCCGACGCCGCTGCCACAGCAGCCAGGGCTCAGCGCCTGGCCGTAGTGGATGGCCACGGTCGAGGAGTTGGTCGGGGTCTGGAGGGTGGTGGATTTGAAGATGTCCCACTCGCCCGCGCTGCGGAAGTAGGTCCCGCGGTACAGCGGATTGAAATCGCGCTCGAACACCGCGAGGCGATTGAACTGCGCGTCCTGCGCCAGCTGCTCGCTTTGGCGCGGGGTGATGACCGCCACCCGCTTGCCGTTGGCGAAGCGCGGGATGTTGTTCTCGTCCATGTCCGTCATGGTCCGCTGGAGCAAGCTCCAGGTCATGGGGAACGTCCCGGCGACGAGCGAGTCGTTGTCCGCGGTCATGCCGGTGGGCCGGATGATCTGGGCCGCGGCGACGGTATCCATCAGCGTGCGCACGATGGTGTCGATGGTCCGATCGAAGTCCCGCTTTAGGTTCTTGCCGACGACCTGCGCCGGGCGGTGCAGCATCACGCTGCCGTCGAAGCGGTCGATGCCGAAGGGCGCCACGCGGTTGTTCGCCTGGTCGTAGGGGCCGGCGAATCGCTTCAACGTCAGCGGCACCTGCTCGCTCGTCACCGCGATGGGCGTGGTGCTGATCGTGCTGCCGCTAGTGACCTCGCGAGCCGCCTGCGTGTAGGTGGTGTTCGCGTAGCTCGGGCGGTTGAGGCGGACGGTGTGGCCGGGGGCCTTTCCGATCTCGGGGACCACCACGCAGCACTCGCTGTACAGGCCGTCGGCCAGCGCGAGCCGGTCGGCCTCGAGCGGCCCTCCGTATGGCGCGCCGGCGTCGCCGAACGCGCGACCGGGCACCGGCATCCCGATTCCCCCGCCCAGCATGTCGAATGATGCGCCGAGCGCCATCTTCCAGAGCAAGGCGTGGAAATATTGCGGCTCCGGCTGCACCAGCAGGTTCGCGCTGGTGATGTCGAAGAACTCCTCGGGCAGGGTGGCTCGATTGACAATGGGCATTGTTGACTCCTACCCGCCTCAGCCTGCGCGGGTCTCCTTGGCCTTGCGGATTTCATCCGCGTGCGCGAGGCGGTAGTAGGCCGCTCGCATTGGATTGGTTGCGACCATCGACTCGTAGGTCGATAGGTGGTTCTCGGTGGTTGGCGCGGTGGGCGATGGGGGGGCTGCCGGTTGCGTTGTGTTGGCCGGTGCCGGAGGTGGGGCGACGGGCGCATTGCCAGCCGCGGCCCACGTGGGAGCCAGCACACGGATCAGCCTGAGCTGCGCCGCGGGGTCGGTGCCGGCGGTGCTAGTCACGGCCGCGCGCTGGTGCTCGTCGAGCCTGGCGAGTTCGGCGTTGGCCGTCTCCGTCACCAGCGCCGCGTACTCCCGCCCGCGGGACGCCTCGGCCTCAAGCGTCGCCGCGCGCGCCTGGGCCTTCTCCAGCTCGGTCCGCTCCGCGTCCTGCCGGCGGGTCAGCTCGGCGAGGGCGGCCTTGACGTCGGTGCCTGCCTCGATGCCGAGGTCGCGCAGCATTTTGCCACGCTCGCGCTCCAGCCTCGCAGCGAGCCATGCTGGCTCCTGGTCGTTGTGCTGCGGAGCCGGCGCCGCCGGCGCCACGACAGGCGGCACCACAGGGGGAGCCGGTGGCGCTGGAGGCGTGGTGGTCGTGGTAGTGGGGTCTGGCATGTCGTCCTCGTTCGCCCGTTGCCGTCGGCGTCACGTAGTGAGGGGTTGGTGGGGTGGTGGTTGTCTAGCCGATGGGCTGGTGATAGGTGACCAGGAAACAGACCGGGCGGATGCCGGCTGCGATCGGAGTCGCATTGGCATACTCCGTGGTCAGATCCTCGGCGGTGAGCTCGCAGGTCACGGTGCCGGCGGCGTTCACGCAGGCATTCGCGCCGTAGATCACGCCGGCGGCGCTGACACCCGCCGAGCAGAACGCGGCCTGCAGGATAGTCACGGTTTTGCCGTCGCGCTTGGCGGCCTGGATGATGGCCGCAGGCGCGAAGGTCGCGTCGTCGGCCTGCGCGTACGTGCCGGTGAAGTCGACGTTCACGAAGCACGACTCCGTTTCGGCCTCGACTGTGATGGTGGAGTGCTCGCTGGGGCCGGTCGGTTTCGTGAACCCAAACGCAGCCAACTCGGTGCCTACGGTGATCGCCATTCTCTACTCCTGGCCGAGCTTGCGTCGGCTTATGCGGGTCTTGGGCGCCTCGACAACGGGTCGGGACGCAGTGGGTTGGATGGTGGGCTTGGGCTTGGGCTTGGGCTTGGGCTCGGCGCTCGGGAGCCAACTGGCCTCGCCGCAGCGCGTGCAGGTGGTGGCCCGCGGCTGTTCGCCGGCGCAGACGGCGCAGATACTCACCGCGAGCCCCCTCGTCGCACGGGGCCGGATTCCGCTGCGATCATGCGCTCCAGCGTCGCGGCCTCAGCGCGGAGGGCGTCCAGCTCTGCCAGTCGCTCGCGCACCCAGAGCAGGCGAGTCCTCGCGGACGCGAGGATGGCGACCGCGGTCTGTCCGCTGTCGCCATCCTCGACATGCGCGACGGCGAGCGGCGCCGTCGCGCTCCGCAGTTTGGGCGCCGGCCTCGACGCAGGCACCTCAGGTGGCCACTGCGCCCCGCACTCGTGGCGCGGGCACCGCGAGACGGTGGCCGTCCCGTGGCCGGTCATCTCGATCACCGGCGAGACGTCCTCGTTGCACGCGATGCATATCATGCCGCAAGGCTAGCGCGCGGCTTGGGCATTTGGCAAGAGGCAAACCGTTTTGGCTATTGCCAAATGGACCCACGTCACAAATCGGACGGCCTAGTCCTCCCACGCGAAGCCCGCCTCCAGCAGCAGCAGGCCCAGCGTGCAGCGGCAGTGCGGGTGCAGCGGCGGCGGCTCGTCGAACCCGATCGCGCTCGGCCGCACATCTCCGTCAAGCTCCTCGCAGGCACGGCACGTCCGCCTGTCTAGCACTGCGTCCCACACGTCGAATGGCACGAGCGCCAGCGTAGCGCCTGCGCGGCCGTGCTCCTCGACGGCTGCGACCACCTCGGCGCGCTGCGCCACGAGCTCGCCGCTGAACGCCTCCGCAGTCTCCGTCGCTGCCAGGATCGTGGTGCTCCGCGTCGCCTCCTCGCGAGTCGCAGCGCGCGCCGCCTTGCGCTCTGGCAGCCCCTCAGCCACGCGCTCCCCGAAGCGCCCACGCCAGCGCGCCACCACAGCAGCCACAGCAGCCGCGATGCGCGCCGTCTCCGCCGCGTCGTCCACCGTGCTCGCCACCGTCGGACCCGGCGCCACCTCCGCGGGCAACTCGCGCCGCAGCACCTCCGCGTCGAGCTCCCACGCACGCAGTGCCGCTGCGCGCCCACCGTCCCGGCCCTCGCTCAGCGCCGCCGACAGCTCCGCGCGCATGCTCGCCTCGTAGCGAGCCACGAAGCGGCGGCCTCCCGGCAGCCTCGACGCGAGCAGCACCAGCAACGCGAATGCCGCCGCGATGCGCCGCTCCGTGCGCTCCTCAGCGTCGAGCAGCTGCTGCGCCCGCTCGCGCGAGGCGCGCTCGGCCTCAGCCGTCTGCCGCGGTTTGGCCATGGGTCACTCCGCCCGCAGACTCGTCAGCGCCATCCGCCACCTTCGGCGCTGACGGGGTCTGCGGCGGCGGCGCGCGATTGGCGTGCGGGGCGGCATCCAGCGCGTCGACGTACGCCAGCGGGGTCTCGATCCCGTAGTACCCCGCCAGCGCCTCCACCGCCGTCAGCCGGCTTATCATGCCGGCGAGGAAATCCTCGCGCACGCGGTCCGCCACAGCCGCTTTGTCGCTGGCCGACTCCTCGAAATACTGACCCCACGCGAGCCACAGCGGAAGCCCCAGCCATAGCCGGCGCGGCTCCCCACCGGCGCCAGCCACGACCACCTCGAACGCGTCCAGGATGGGCGCCACGGCCGCAGCATCCGCGAGCAGCAGTGGCCCCAGGTCCGGCCGGCTCACGTGGTGCCGCACGACGCGCAGGCACATCTCCACCACAGGGATCAACCACCCGTCCCGCAGGTCCTCGCGCAGAGTCTCGCACCGGCTCAGCTGCCGGCGATACATCCACTCCAGCGCCTTGCCGCTCACCTCGCCCAGACTGCCGCCCGACATCCGCAGCGACTCCGGTGACACCCGCACGTAGCCGAGCGCATGCTCGATGATCCGCCTCGTATCCTCGATGTTGCCGGTCAGCGCGCCAAGCGCGTCCTTCTCGAGCGTCAGGAACTGCACACTGGTGTCTGGGCTGCTGTACTGCCACACCGTGCTCGGCCCACGACGCCGCGCTGGGGCACCCGAGGACGACCGCCACTGCTGGTTGGCCCGCACCGCCGACGGGCTCTCGTCGGCGTAGCTCCGCATCGGCTCCGCGGTCCGGCTGACAGGCGCAGGATTGTGGCCCGCGTCCACTCCGATCTCGACCAGCAGCGGATCGCCGCAGTACACCCCGGCACGGTCCCGCTGGCTCAGCGAGCGGTTCAGCGCGTCGATCTCATCGCACACGTCCTGGTGCAGCGCCCGTCCATCGGGGCTGCCCACGTCGCCCACGCGCCTGTCGTGCGCCCACCAGACCGCCGGGCAGAACCCATAGCCATGCTCCACCCGCGACTCCACCCGCCACTCGTCCGGCTCCGCGCCGCTCTCGCTGGCCCGCGCCGGCTGATACACCGTATCCGCCACAGCGTCCACCACGCGCCGGTGCAGCATTGTCCGCACCGCCAGCCGGCCATCGCGCGTGTCGCGGTACTCCTCGATGTAGGGATAGCGTATCTCCACGCTCAGTAGGTCGCCGGCCGCATCCCATTGTCCCGCGCACCACTTCGCCTTGCTATGCTCGATGTGGATCTTGCCGCGCTTCATCGCGACCAAACACACCGACGTCCCGCAGCCCAGCCCCTCGCGCAGCGCAGTCGCGGCGGCTCGACGTAGCCGCGACTGGTCTGCGATCTTGCGGATCGCCCGGTCGACCACAGCGGCCTCCTCCTCGGGCAACCCGCTGTCCTCGTCGTCCTCGCCCTCCTCGGGCCCGCTGTGCAGAACAGGGAAGCGGCCCTGCCCCGTGAGCAGATCGACGTAGCTGGCGATGGCCTCCTCCGTCACCGGCTCGATGATGTTTGGCGCGCGCTCGAGCATCGGCACGTCCGGCGCGTACCAGCTCGCCATGCCTTCGTACTGCGTCCCGTCCACGTACCGCTCCAGACCGTCGAGGCGGCAGTAGCGCGGCGACAGGTTCGCTCTGAGCGCCTTCTGCGCGCGCTCCCATCCCTCGGGTCGGTCTGACATGTCCACCCCACGATACCCCGGCGGGTGGCCTGTGCGCTAGATCATGCTCCGCGCCGGCACCTCGGTACGCTCGCGCGGCGGCTTGCCCAGGTGGCCGTAGAGTGCATACCGGATCGCGTCCATTGCGTGGTTGTTCGCGTCCTCGATCCCCTCGGTGTACCGCTCGGGGTTGCGCGGGTCGCGCTTCCGCCGGTAGCTCGTCAGCTCGCGAATCGTGTTGGTGCAGAACGGATCTACGTAGAGCCGCGCCCACTGGTCGCCGCCCTCAGTCCCGCGCACCGCCAGTAGGTTTGCCACCGTGCTCACGCCCTCGTCAATTGGCCCCGACATCCCGCGAATCGCAACGCCCGCACCTGTGCGGAGCGTCGCAATACTGTCAGGCCTCGACGGATCCGCAAACCACTTGCTCCGCGGGTGCCGCGCCTGGACCGCCCGTGCCCTCGCCACCCACCAGTCGATCACCTCGCCGCTCTGGTAGACCTCCTCCAGCACGTGGCACTCCGCGTCCTGCCCATGCCCACGGACCCCGATCACAACGAACACTCCGGGGTCAGCAAATCCCCAGTCCACGCCCACCAGCACCTCCTGCCATTGCGCATCGGCGGCGGCGCAACGG